ATGGGTGCAAGACTTCATCATCTTTGGCATAGGAACCAGCCACCCAGTCGGGTGTTGGCTCCGGCGCTGTGGTCGAGATGACCGTTGTGGCCGGGTCAAAGGCTTGAGGCTTTATGACTTTCATGCGGTCACTGTGTCCAGGGGTTGATCGGCATCGGTCTTCACGGTCAAGCCGCGAACGTCCCAATTATCCTGCAATCTGGCGATTTTGGCAGTATTTACAGCAGTCGATCGTGTCTCATAACGCATCATGGCCACCTCATCGCGCAGCGCCCTGATCTCGGCTGCCACCTCATTGCCGCCGAAAATGTTGCTTGTGGCTGGCGCTGTGTAGATTTGGCTGGTGCGAGGATCAAACAATTCTGGCCCATGCTCACCCACCAGGGCTGGCCCTGTCATGTAGCCGCCAGAGGCAAACCCATTGCCTGTGTCATAGTTGGCAGCCGCTGCCGCTGCTTCAGCCGCTGCCGCCGATGTTGCCGCCGCAATCGCTGCTGCCGCCGACGCATTGGCCACCGCGATGGCATTGGCTGCCGCTGCATTGGCCTCGGCCTGCACAGCCGCCATTTCAGCAGACAGGCGATCCAGACGCCCAGCCATGATGGTTGACAGGTTGTTGATCGAGATGTCCACCTGGCCCATCGTTGTCAGCATGCTGTCAAAAGTTGACTGAGCCATTTCCTCGGCTGTTTGCACGCGCCCTTGGTACTCCGCATCAGTTTCAAACATTCTTTGCAGAATCTCGATCTGAGGTGCAGCCTCGGCAATCGCCAGCAGTGTTGCGCTTTGCTCTTCCATGATTGGCACGGTCGCCGAATAAGCCGCCTGAAGGTCAAGCAAAGCCACAAACTGCTGCTGGCCGATGTCGGTGCTGACATCGATGCTTTCCAGCAATGTGCGGAAATCTGCACGGGTTTCGAGTGCAGCGATCTGCGAGGCGCTGAATCCGGCTGTCTCCAATGCCACCACGATGCCACGGGCTGTGATTCCGGCCTGTTCTTCTTTGCTGTAGAAGTTGGCCACAAAACCCTGTGTCTTTTGCACCAGTGCATCGAGGCCACCAGCCAATTCGATGATTCCCTGACGGGCTGTGATCGAGGCTGTGGCAAAGTTGCTGAAAGCACCGCCAAACTCGTTGAGCATCTCGCTGGCAGATTGGATGACCATCAGCCTGTTGAGTGTTTCCACGGCTGTCTCGCCTGCCAGTTGCAGACCCGTTGCACCCACGATGATGGCAGCCATCGCCTCTTCAGCGGCCATCAGCACGCCTCGGATTTTTTCCTGTTTCTGGTCATCAGTCAGGCCATCCAGCACCAGGCCCAATTCATTCAGATCGGGGTGCAGTCTTTCCGACAGGGTGTAGGTGAATGTCTCCAGCCCTGTGTTGTATGAGCCAAGGGCAATTGCGGCTGCCAGGCTCTTGTCCCTGATGGCCTCAAATGCCTGATTGATGCCTTCGGTTGTCTCAGTCACCCGCATGTTTCTGGCGCTGTAGCTTGGGCCAGAGAACAGCGAACCGCCTCGGCGATTCAGGTCGTATTCTTGGAGATCGCCACCCAAAGTTCCTGTGATGCCGCCGCCGACTGTCTTGTTGGAGCGCATCAGGCCCAAAGCGTTTGCAGCGACAAGGGCTGCGGCCACATAAGGCATGGCCGTTGCTGCCATCGCTCCTGCGCTCAGACCTGTTGACACGCCTGTCATGCCTGCTGCGGAATATGCCGATGCAGCCGCAGTCACGCTGCCGCCACTCAATGTGGTCATGAATCCTGTGGCCAGGCTCGACCCGATGGCGCTCAAGCTGACACCGCCCAAAGTGATGGCCGACGAAAGACCGCCAGCAGCCGCCGAACCCGATGCACCCATGCCCATCAGACTCAGGATCACGTTAGAAGCACCCTGTGCGATCGGCTGGATGATTGGACGCAGCACCAGCGTTTTAAACATGTTGACCAGTGTGTCGGCCAAGTTCTTGCCAAAGTCTTTGCCCGACTCAAAGCCGCGCATCAGAGAATCGGTCAGGCTCTTTTCAATGCCTTCGGCTGTCTTTTCGTATTCTTTCCTGAGTGTGTCTTGCTGCTCGATGTTTTGCTCGATGGCATCCTTCTGGATGATCGCAGCACGGATTCTTTCAGCCATGACCTGATAAGCCTCGCTGTTCCTGTCGAGGCCATCTTTCTCCAGCTTGCGCAACTCGATGGCGATTTCTCGCTCGGTGTTGCTCATGCTCAGAGCCTCTACCTCAAACTCCAGATTCTCGACAGTCTCACGGGCTGATCGGATTGCGTTTTCTTGAGCGACCCGTCCATCTTCCAAAATCTCAAAGTAGCGGTCAAATTCATCGTTGGCTAATTTGGCTGCTGCGATCTCTTTCTTTTTGGCCTCTGTGTTGGCCTCAGTGCGCAGCATGTCCTCAAGGGTCTGCGTGATGCGAACCTTTTGGGCATCATTCAGCTTCAGCGTGCCATTCTGGAGGTCCATCATCACCTTCAGGGCATATTGCTGACCACTCGTCAGTTTTTCTTGCTGGTTTTGCTCGGCCAGCATCAGGCCAGTTTTTTCCTCGATGTCGTTGATGAGTTTCTCGTATGCCTTGGCCTGCTTTTCCTGTTCCTTGATGGCTGCCTTTTGCGCATCAGTCAATGCTTTGGTGCTGGTCACCGCCTTGGCCTTGACAGGCTCGGCCTGGCGCAACAGGCGCTCAGTCTCGGCCTGCGTCTGATTCAGTGCGGCCTGTTCCTTTTCAAGTTCTTTGTTGGCATTCATGTATTTTTGAATGCCAGTTATCGCAGGCACAGCAGCCGCTGTGATGGCCAGAATCGCCAAGGCAATTGGGTTGGATGCAAAGGCCAGCGTCAGGCCCACCACGGCTGTTCTAAGGGCAATGAATGCGGTTGCCGCTGCACCGATGCCAGAGACAATGGCAGGGCCAGCCAAGAGCGCGGCAAATGCCATCAGTGCGACCTTGTTGTCGTCCATGAACTGGGTGAAGTTCTTGACCACAGTGCCAAGACCGACAATCGCTGTCTGTGCGCCTTGGACTGCGGACATCAACAGCGGCCCGGTCATTTCATCATTGATGGTGCGAAACAGCGAATCCCAAGAATCGCCCAGGTTGCTGATCGCGCCATCGAGTGTTTTTGCCCGTGCATCCATTGCGCCAGCAAAATCCACATCGCCGATGCGCCGCAGATAAGCCTCGATCTCGGCTGCATTCTTTCCGATGTTGGTGCTGACACCTCGGAATGTCAGAGTGACCCGATTGCCCTCTGATTGCGCCCTGATGCCAAACTCTTTCAGGCGCTCAAATTCGCCTGTGGCTGCATCGGCCACAGCCTCGATCATTTGATTTAGGGACTTGCCCATCGCGCTGGCCGTGTTGCCGTAGCTGCGCAAAGCCTCGGCTGAGGGGTCCATGCCCAGCGCCTTCAATTTGATGAAGGCTGCTGTGACCTCTTGCAATGAAAATGGGGTGGTGGCCGCAAAGTTGGTCAGCAGTGAAAAGGCTTTGTCGGCCTCTCGCGCTGATCCTGTGACCGTGATGAGGCTGGCATTGAGCGTGCCAAATTCACGCTCGACAGAAACCAACTTCCCAGCCAATGCACCGACAGAGACACCAGCGAACAATGCGCCGACTGTGTTCATGGCAGATTGAACCGTCTTGGTAATGCTGGCCATAGCCCCATCAACGGTCTTTCGTGCGCCTTCCATGTCCTTTTGCAGTCGGACAATGTTGGCTGCCATTTCAATCGTTAATTGTCCAACTGGTGTCGCCATGATTTACCTTTTTGCCTGGATGAATGCCTTGAATGCGTTGCCCACCTTCTTACTCACCACAGCCCGGTCAAATTCATTGACTGGATCGCCGAATGGTGGTGGGCACTCTGGTTTCTTGCTCTCTTCATACTGGATCAGATACCTGCGAGACATGTCGCGCAGCACTCTGAATTCCCATGCCTCAAGTTCAATCCCAGAGCATTCTTGCCAACTCAAAATCTCCTTAGAGGACAGCGGAATCGGCCCCATCGCGCCAGATTCCACCACCCCAAGGTCGTGCCAGTAGGTTATCACATAGTCGGCATCACCGACACTTGGAAACAGCGGGAAACCACCATTGCGCTCAATTTTCTGCGCCCTGGTCAATTGCTCCGGCTTTGCGTCTGCTGTGGCCACAGATTTGCCCTTGTCGGGCACAGTTGGCACAGCGTTAAACCATGCCAACTGCCTCGCATAGAGGATCAGGTCTTCGCAGACTGAGGCGTAAAATTTGCCCAGTCGCTGATCGCCTTATTCACTTGTTCTGTGATGAAGCCGATAGACGGGTCGCTGTAAGCCTCGCGGAACATCTCGATGCCCGTGAAATCCTTGTATGTGAAGCCATTGAAGGAGACAGTGCAAGAGGCCAGAAAATCTGAATCCAATTCGCGCTGTTCGTTGTCCTTCATTTTCTTGCCACCCTTTTTGACGTACTCAAGAATTGCACGATTTCGCACGGCTGTGGCTTTTTGGAATGCCTTGGAGCCTGGGCCATAAACAGTGATGCTCAACTGCTTGCCATCGGCATCTAGCAAAGCCTCGCCATCGACAGCTTCCAATTGAACAATTGCAGTCTCTTTGACTGCCAGGGCTGAAATATCAAACATGGGTAACCTTTCGCGGGTTGAAAAATTGCCCGTGCTGGAGACAGCCTCACCCCGCGAAAGGCGAGAACTGTCCCCAGTCGGTGCGCGTTTTGCCATTTATGGCAGATTAGGCAGCCAAGGACTCGACGATGCCAATGCCAGCGGCATTGGTTGTCAACTCCAGAGTGCTGGTCGCTGTAGTGATGGAATCGACAGAGCCGACACCAACTTTGAACGACATCACTTTGGCTTGGAAGAAGTAACGGTCACCGCTTTGGGTTGTGACCATGAAGCTGTAATTGTTATCACTCAGGCTTGCGGCCTTCATGATGATCTGGCCAGCATCATCAGTGTCCAAGCCCAAAGACAGGGACATAGTGCCCTCGTTGAAGCTGCCCTTGAATTTTTGTGTGCCACGGCTGCCCACAGGGTTGTGAGTAACCAGGGCAAATTCACGGCCAAATTCTCCAAGGTCGGTGATCTCACCAACTGTGGCAGGCACTGGGGATGCAGTGAAGAGGGTGTTGTAACCCGATGAATCAAAAGTAGCGGGTGCGGATGCAGTGACTTTGAGTGTCGTCCCTGCTGAGGTGCGGACTGTCATTTCAGTTTCCTTTCAGGATCAAAAGATGGCCAGCAGGGATGCTGGCATTTTTTCCGTGCTTTCACACGAAACCATTGTGCTGGTGTCATTCATACCACATCAGCATGTAATCAACCGATTGCGTCCAAACGCCAAGATCATCGTCTTTTTCAATCGGCCCGAGCAATTCCATGCGGCTGCTGATGACCGTTTTATTAGCGTAGACCTGCTGCAATTTGAAATCCATCGCCGCACGAATAGCGTCCAAAATGGACTTCACTTCAGGGATGGTTTTTGCAATCGGGTTTATCTGGATTCTAGCCCGTGCCATCTGTCTTTCGACAGAATAATTCAGGTGCGGCATGGGTGTCGCGTCAACAATCGTATATACAAGTGCTGGGAATGCTGTGTTTTGTGGCAGTTGGCCCATCGCCCTGCGGTTTCCCACAAGGTTGGTCACACCTGACACATTCAGCATCGCGGCCACGATCAGTTCTGGATTCATATCTTTTTGATTTCCTTATCCAGACGGGTTGAAACGTATTGCGCGAAAGTCGCCACAGCCTGGTCGCTGGCCCCATCAAAAGCCCTGCGCATGAATGGCTGGGGCTTGATGCCGGGATGCGTTGCGTTGTTGACGATCACGCCGCCAAATTTCAGGGCTTTTTTGAGCCGCTTGGTGACTTTCCCAGTCTTTGAGGTCTTGGGGATTTTGTAAGGCTTGCCAACTGTGCGGCCAGTGCCTGTGTAGTAGCTGGCCGTGCCAAATTCCACCATGCGTGCATAGTAAAGATCAGTGCCGACATTCACCACCACTTTGCCTTTTTTTACGTTGGTGGAACCTGTCTTGATGCTGCGCTTGAGCGTGCCATCATCAACTGGCGCTGCTGCCCTGGCCGCATCACGATAAACATTCGCACCAGCGCGGATCGCACCGCGCATGATGTTTTTCTCAATGCGCACTGGCAACTGCTGCAACATGTTGTGCAGTTCCTTCAATCCCTGGACCTGGAATTGCTCATTGGCCATTGACGCTGCCCTCGGTGCAGTCAAACTCGATGAATCTGCGGTCTTCCTCGACATCGCGGCTGGCCGTAATATTGAAAATGCGGCTGCCGTACATGATGCGCCAAGCATCGGCCTCAAGTGGTGGCATCAGCGTTGCGCTGTATCGGACTGTGACCGTGTGGGTCAGGATCGACTCGACCACCATTGCAGCATTGCGCATTCGCTCTTTGCCGCCCAATGGCTTGACCTGCGCCCAGACCTGCGCGATGGTTGTCCAAGAATCCAATTCTTGGCCATAGCTGTCCAGAGTCGCTGATCGACGCTGGATCGTCACACGCTTGTCGAGTCTGCCGATCTTGTCCATTTAGACCCCCATATTGATGCGATAGGGGATCATCAAATACTGCGCCATGATCGGGATTTCGTAATTCTGTTTGCTGCCAATCGCCCCACGGTTTTCGTATAGGTCCGTGATGGTCAGCAGCATGGCCTGTTTCAGCGCCTTGGGCATCTCGTTGGACACTGGGCTGGTGTCGCCTGTGTAGCCTGCCTCAAAGGTTACTGTGACCGCATTGGGCTGGTTTTGCACCATCGGCCATGTCTTGCCATAGGCCAGATTGACTTGTGCAGGCTTGCTGAATGTGTCCAGCACATAATCACCAGCGGAAATTGTTTGTGTCGCACCGTTGGCATCGACGTATGTGATGCTGGTGATGCTGTTGACAGGCCATGTGCCAAGATCAATTTCGGCTGTGGGGAAAACGTCCAATTTCATTTGGAAATCGTTAACCGCAACGGTCTGCTCGGTGAAGTTTTCCACAGCCTCGCGTGCCACTGTAATCAGGGCAGTCACCAGCGCATCGTCTGGGTGCGTTGGTGGCGATCCCTCGGTGTCCAGACGCAAATGCAGCCGCGCCGTTTCAAGGCTGACAGGCTCTGTGGCGACAGAGCCAATCGCTTTCACTTTTCTGACGGTTTGAGCCATTTGACCTGATCCTCAATGTATAGGCTGGCCGCATCTTGGCCGACCCATTCAACTAGCAATTTTCCACCATTATCGCGTGTGCCTGTGAATTTTTTATCATGGCCCATGCCAATGCCCTGTCTGCCTGGCATTCCCTTGATTCCGACCACCCGGTGGCCAGAGAAAATGTGCCTGTCAGAGTGGGCTTGCCACAAAATGTGGTCGATAAACTGGATCCCTGGTCGGCAAACGCTGCGGAATGTCTCAATGGCCTGCCCCCGCATGGCCGTTGCACATAAGCTGGCGTGAGTCTTGTTTTGCATCTCGCGCCCCACTTTTGCCTGCACATTGTAGTACCTGGCGCACGATTCACCAACCAATTCGGCCTTTTTCAGCTTTTCCTCGACCGTTTCCAGCCAATCTGGAGCATAAAAATCATCGTCTTCGATGATGACCAGATTCTCATCATTCTTGACCACAGACAGACCTGCCAGCAGGTTTCTGGCCTGTGTGTTTTGACCCGGTTTCCAAAATGGCTCTGGTCTGTAGACCTCAAGATGCCAAATGCCTCTGGTCGGTTTAAAGTCAATCGGCTGCTCTTGTTCACCATCATCGATGATGATCCAGCGCACCTGGCCTGTGTAGGTCTGCGCGGCCATCAGTTTCTGGCAGATCGCCCAAGGCTTGGGCCTGCCGCCTGTGGTGGTTAAAAGGGTCAGCATTGTGCAACTCCAAAAACGTGCAATGGCAATTGGCGAGTGCAGAAACCTGCCTCGCCGTGATCGTTCAATTTTATTTCTATGTGACCCGCATTCTCTGTGACCACGTTTTTAAATCCGGCATCCTCCAGAAGCAGTTTTAAGCCGCTGGGTGTGTATCTGTAGAAGTCATCGGGGAACCCATGAATCGGGAAACTGGTCAGGGTTGTGACCACCAGCCAGCCACCAGGCTGCATCACCTCGCGCAGCTTGGGCAATGCCAGCCACGGCCTGGCCACATGCTCCAAAACCTCTGAGCAAAGCACGCCAGAAAATCGGCCTGTCCATTCGGCTGGTGGGTTGTGGATGTCCACCACCTGATCCACACCATGCCCCTCTTGCATGTCGATGCCTGTCCATTTTCCCTTGGCCAGATCTCGATTGATGATCCACCAGGCATCGGCATTTGTCAGCCTTGAGCCGACCTCCAGCACATCATCGCCCAGCTTGTCCGCATGGCGATCGATGAAATGCCGGATCTGGCCGCGCACGCTATTTATCGGCAAATTCATTTATTGCGTCTTCCAGTGTCATGCGCTCAAAACAAGTGAGCGCGGTTTGTCGGCTGCAATTGATGACGCGCACGCCATCGTCTTTGAGGTCTTGCGCAAGCCTTGGGAATTTGGCCTGCCACAGATCATAGGGCTGGCGCTGCGTAAGCCCAGGCCCGTGCTGGCCAAACCAATGATCTTTCCCATCAGGTGCTTTGCTGCAATCCATGCCCAGCAAAATGATGGTCTGAGCGCCCCAGAGGTAAGCCAAATTGATAGCCTGATACCCTGAATTTCCGCCTTGGTGAATGATGTCATAACGTCCAAGCCCAGGAAGGTTTTCAGAGCCTATTCGGTGGATGCCGTGCTTTCGGGCTGCCCGTTCGTCTTGGGTCCAGCACTCGCCTTTGAAGGCCGACCGCGCTTTTTCGGCATGGACTCGCCACCATTGCTCATCGCAGGCATAGAGGACATCGGCAAATTCTGCGCGTCTGTAGGTGTCATTGATGGCGATTGAGGCCCATCCTGTCCCTGAAACCGAATCACAGTCTTCGGCTGTAAGGCTTGGACCGCTGGCGATGATGCAAGCAACACGGCCCCACCAGCGGCCAGCGGCCCGATCTGTTGGTTTCTTTGCAGGGTTGCCTGTGTGTTTGGGTATTGCACCAAGCCGATGCTGTGCAGGTCTTCGGCTACTTGTGCAGGGATGAACAGGCGCTGCTTTCGCGTGATGCTGCCAATCCTCGAATCTGTAAAGTGACTCGTCGCCACAACTTCAACTTTTTCCATAATTTTGACCTTCGCGGGGATGATGAAAAAGGGGGCCAAAGCCCCCTTTTTTGGTTTCGCTGATTAAGCGAATGTGCCTTTGATGAAGGCGCTTGGACGGTACACGGTCAAAGCCAAACGCTCTTCGGCCAGCAGGGTTGCCATGTTTTTCTTGAAGTTGTCGCCATCTTCGTAAGAAATTTGCACAGCAGCATCCATACGATCCCAGATCTGAGCGCCCATCGACATTGCGCCCACCAGGAAAGTGCCTTCGGCGATGGAGTTGGTGGCCACCACGCGCTTACCCCAAATGCGAGGGCCAATCATGTCCATTGGGTTGGCCATGATGTACTGACCATCGGTTGCCTTGAGCAATTCGATAGCTTCCCAGTCTTCAGGGTTGATGACCACTGTGTCGGCTGTGTACTCAGACAGGGCAGCCTGAGTGATCGCCTTGCGCAGTGTGTCCAACTTGGTGTCGCCAGTGGCTGCACGGTTGTAAGCAGTGAAGTTTCCAGAGGCCAAGATGCCGGACAGGTTGCCGCTTGTGCCAGCACCGTTCAACAGTTGGTCTTCCTCTTCCAGCTTCAGACCGTAGGCCAGGCGGCTGTTGACGTAGCTTTCCAACTGGGGAGCATCGTCGAGCACTTGGCGCGAAACGGGGATGAAGTGGGCCAAAGTCACCACAGCAGCGTTTGCCAATGTGAAGGTGATTGCCGACTCAGGCTTGGTCACGTTCTCACTGTTGGGGCTGGAGTACTGAGCGCCAGCGTTGTTGGTGAACACGTTTTCGCGTGTGAACTGCACCAAGTTGCTGGAGGTGCGGCCAACTGGCAGAACGTCACGGATCGTCAGAACACGGTTTGGTGTGCTGATGATGCCAGGCACGCGCATATCGGCGACCAGAGGCTGGTTTTGGCCTGTAGCGTTGACAATGGCTGTTTTCAGCTCGATGCGTGCAAACTTGCTGCGGCCTTGGGCCATAGCTTGGAAGGCATCAGACTTGACCAGCATCGAGCCAGCAGTTTCGGCGGCTTGTTGACGGTCTTCAACACCAGCGGACAGCTTGCGCTCCAATTCCAAGCACTTTTCGGTCAACTCGCCAGCCTTGGCCGACAGTTTTTCCATTGCGGATTTGGTTTCGCCTTCAACTGCTTTGCTGGCAGCGATTTCGCCGTTGGCTTTTTCCATCCAGGATTTGAGTTCCTTGGTGGTGTTCAACAGTGTGCCTTGGGTTTCGGCCAGGGCTTTGATTTCTTGAATATCAGACATGGTGGTTTCCTTTAAAGAGTCCGAGAGTTTTGAAGGTTGGCAGCGATGATTCGCTGCAATTCGTCAGGCAGTTTTGATTTCTCAGACTCACTCTGAGAGAAAAGTCGCTTGGCGCGGCTTGCCGTAGCCGTTGCCAGCGATTTTGAGAACCCACCTGCCTCGCGCAGAAAGTCCTCAAAATCCTTGATGGACTCGATCTGATCCAATGCGCTCTTCACGCTGGACAGATCCACCCGCGCAGCATCGTCTGCTGGGTAAGTCACAATCGAAATTTCGTACAGTTCACTGACATTTTTGATGATGCGCACCACGCCATCATCCTTTTCGACCATTTCAACATCGTCGCGATTCAAGCCATAGCCAATGCTCAAGCCATCGATCGTGCCGTGCTGCATGGCCGCTTTGACCGTCTTGGCATCTTCCATGCCAGGGGTCAATTCGCCAAACATGAACAAGCCTTTGTCGTCTTCTTCCATGCTCAACCACTTGCCCACTGGCAATTCGTAGGATTTGTGATTGATGAACATTTTTGGCATACGGGCAGCACCAGCCTGGATGCGCTCGATCACCGATTTGTATGCGCCAGGCATGATGGTGTCGCGATAGCTGTCCACGCCGCCAAAGACTGAGGCATAACCGCTAAATGCGCCTGTGTCGTTCTTGGCGAACTTCAGACCCACATTGTCCAAAACAAGATTTTTCCGCATCATCATTTTTTCGGCTCCTTACTCATTTACTTGTGCAATTGCACCGAGTTTATCCAAAGGCGCGAGGTTGACTTGTGCTGTCAATGTGTCTGCACCTTCCATGCGAGGCATGTTTTCCAGTTGTCGCCACTCGTTGCGGGTCATCAGGCCATTCTGCACAGCCTTTGAACCTGCATCTAGGCGATCAGCCAAAGACCCACGCAAGATGGCATCGAGTGAGAATTCGACGCTGTATAGCTGGCGCTGGTTGGCTGTCAGCACCCGTCGATCCAGCGACTGCTCTAAGCCTTCCAGCATTGGCCGCAGCTTGAACTTGTAGAAGCCCTCGATGATCTGGCCGATGCCAGTTCCCCATGTGGTTGTTTTGGCTGTGTCGTTAATCAGCACAGACGAAATGCCAAACCAGCGTGCGATGTCCTCGACCGAGAATTTGCGAGTGTCCAGCAATTGCAGATCAGCAGGCGACATGGACAATGGCTCAAACTTTGCGCCAGCCTCCAGCACCAGCAGGTCATCGTCGCTGCCCTCGACCAGCCCCCGGTAATTCTTGCGAATCGCCTCGCGCTGCTCTTCTTTCAGCACCTTGTCGATCATGAAAACGCCTGGGCGTTTTGCAGACTTGCGGAATACGTTGGATGAATGGTTTTGTGCGTCGATAGCCACGCCGACAGAATTGCGCATGTAATCAAGGCGCGACATGCCGATGACACCATTGCCTTTATCGCGCCAGTGCCAAATGCTCTTCTCATCGTAAATCGCAATTTTGCCTTCATAGCTGTATTTGTAAATCAGCGATCTGTCCTGCAAAACCTCGATCTCGATCTGGTCAGCCGACAGTGGCCACATCTCGATCACTTCGCCCAGGTCATTGCGCACCAGCCGTGCATAAGCATTCCCGCGCAGCAGGTAATTCATGCAGGCGTATTGCCAAAACTCCATCGGGGTGTGGCGACGATTGGGGCTGTCGTGCAGCAGCGTCCAAAGTGGTGTGTCGCGTGCCAGAGTCTTGTTGCCCTGAGTATCGTTTGCCCGTTTGTAAACAAACAGGGGCAGCGATGCGATGTTATCGGTCAGCAGTTCAACAGCAGCCCAGACAGCACTGACTTGCAAAGCACCATCGATGCCGTAGTCCTTGTTGTTGTCATAAACACGGGTAAAAGGCTCTCCGAATTGGATGCCCTCTTGCTGCCCGGTTGATCCGACATTGCCAAACCAGCGTCGCAGTGATTGGTAGATTGTGCCCATGTCTTCAGCCGTATTTAATTGCCAGGGGTGAACTCAGGAAATCGTCAAAATCGCCATCGTCCTCGTCGTTGTTGGTCATTGCCGCAGCAATTGCCATTGCAAGTGCCACCGCCCCGTCAATTCTACCTGTGGCCTTTGCCTTGTTCAGTTTTCTGTTTCCAGCCGCATCGCGCTCAATTCGAGCATTCGCCATGCACATGGTCAAAACTGGATGGCCACCATGCGCCACCTGTTCATTCAAAAGCAAAGTTTCAAGCTGGTCAACAGCGGGAGCCATATCCTTGAAGCCCTGACCGAATGGCTCCAATGGTATGTCAAAACCTATATTTTCAAACTCTTTTTTCAGTAAATCAAACCGCCAACGGTCAAAATTGGCCTTTTTGACGTTGCAATCGGCCAAAATCTCGCTCATTTCACGCGCAACAAACGAATAATCCACCGATGCGCCAGGTGTCGTGCGCATGAATCCTTGGCTCACCCAGACATCATAAGGCGATCTGTCGCGCTTTGCTCGGTCCTTCAGACCCTTTTCAGGTGTCCAAAAGTAGGGTTTCACATGGTATTTGCCACCACTTTCGGCCAATAAGACCATCGAGGTCAGGTCATTTCGGCCTGATAAGTCGATGCCGACCACCACCTCACCATCGTAAAACGCCGATTCGTCAGGATCTTGGCTGTTGAGCAACCAAATGCCACGGGAAATGAATGGAGCCACCATTTCCACACGCTGATTCAGCACCAGGTTTCTGAATGTCGGCTCAAAAGATGGCATTCGTGCCGCACGATCAGCCTGCTCCTCCACATCGGCCAAACTGCGGAATTTTCCGAGTGCCGGATTGGCCAAAGCCCATGCCGCCCGATCATCAAGTGGGCAATCCTTCGGCGCTGCGTACAAATGGCAAACGATCCGCTTGTCTTGGCTCTGAATCGCGTCATCGAGCCAAATGGAGAACAGATCCGCATCGCTGCTGGCCTGCGTGCTGATCGCAAACAGCATCGCGTCAGAATAAGCACCCTGACCAGTGATGATCGCGTCGATGAAATCAGACTGCGGCCCCTTGACCTGCCCGACCTCATCCAGAATGGCCAGCACTGGCGACTTGCCATGCGCTGTTTTGCCC